GGCGATCCGCGATGTGCTGCTGTTCCCCACGATGAAGCCGGTTGATCGCTAAAACCGTTGATTTACAAGGGTTTTGAGGCGGATTCGAAGACGTAGGAACCCCGTTCTACACCAGTTTTACACCAATTGAATTAGAATCCGGCTCTGGCAAGCATATTAAAGGCACTTTTCCAAGTGGAAGGGTGCCTTTATTTTATTGCACTAAAATTTTCCTGAGTGGAAAATAACAAGTGCAAAAGGGCGGCATTCCACTCCTTGAGCCCTGCTCCACGTCTTGCGGAGCGAAGGAGGTTCCTATGGGTTTGAAGGTACGATCGGAGATTTCGAGGAGAAAAGAGCATTGGTTGCCAAAGCATCGGCAATTGGAGCTGGTGCATTTTTGTCTCCAATATCCGGAGTGGAAGCGACAGCTTGGTTTTCTGGATGGATATTCCTCTGGGGTGAATTTGTCAGAGCACATTCCTTCAGGTAATAGACATGTATCAAGTCCAGTTGAGCGAATTGTGGAACGTCGGCTTGAACTTCAGGAAAAGATGAACATGATCGAGTGCGCGGCAAAGGACGCTGCTATTGATTTGTGGCCATATCTGCTTCGAGGAGTTACTGAAGGAATGGGATATGATCGACTTGATGTGCCGTGCTGCAAGGATGTCTACTACGAGATATACAGGCGTTTCTTCTGGCTTCTGGATAAGGCGCGAAAATAACAGCTTCTATTATGGACAGACTTAATCTATATGAGGAGGTGGATGTGTATATGATGGCGATTGCAGGAGCTGTGTTGATCGGCGTCGGAGCGCTGATGATTGCAAAATGGGTTAAGGACAACTAAAAGCGAGAGGCCTGCGCGGCCTCTTTCTTTTTGGTAGGAGGTGAAAATGTGGACTATATTTCTTTGATGCTTGGTGTATGCATTGGCATTGCAGTTAGCTTAATCGTCATGCTATTGCGTAAGCGGGACGGACTTCTCAGGGTACATTGGGATGAGGAAGAAGTAAAACCTTATCTGTTTCTGGAACTTGATGATGTGCCGGAAAAGTTGATAAAGCGTCGATTTGTCGTTTTTCGGGTGAAGGAGGATGCGCGTCAATAACAACGGCTATTATGGAGATCACTCCATATTTTACGGGAAAGGAGAAATGGACGATGTTGAATGAAAACATCAGTGCAATGCTTGACAAGGAGTATATGACGACTCTTCAGGAGATCGCTCAGGCTCGGACAGGCAGCGAGGAAGCAAAGTGGCAGTTGCAGAAGTTGGCCGAACTTCACAAGCAGCGTATGAACGAGAATCAGGAACATCGGGATGATCACACGAAATTCGAAGAACTCGAATTGAAGCGTGCTCAGATCCGGGAAGGAAAGTTTGATCGTTTCACGAAGATTGGCTTGGAAGTTGGCGCAATTCTGACTTCGTGCGTGGTTTCCTCCTACTGGATGGGTAAGGGGTTGAAGTTCGAAGAGACCGGCAGCTTTACGTCAAGAGTTGGGAACTGGGTATCCAGCAACATTCGGATGTTTAAAAAGTAAGAGAGGAGTTATCCTGGAGGGGCTCGTGTGAGAAACACGGGCTCTTTCTTTTTATCCGCTTGATATACAGACCGTATTATGGACCGAAAGGTACTATATTTTGGAGGTAATGACGATGAATGAACGTATTGAAAATTTGAAGAACTGGGCGAAGAAGCATAAGAAGGCGATCTTGCTGACGATGAGCGGAGCTGCTGCCGGTGTTGGTGTTCTCGTGTTCCGAAATCATTACTATGTGGTATCGAGAAAGCACGATATGTGTACGCTTGCAAAGGATTCTGTACCGATGATCGGTGAAGGAGAATTGAAGAGCGCAATGCGAAATATCGGCGATCTCGGAATCGCATGGGAAAATTCGGAACGCATTAACATCGAGCTGAATGGCGTACCGCTGTCAAAGCTGGGTGAGACCGGGGAAGTGCTGGCCAAGGCTGTGAAAGACGAAGATGTTGGTTTGCTGATATCCTACAACAAGTGATCATTCGGACCAAAGAATGGGGCTCGTGTGAGAAACACGGGCTCTTTCTTTTTATCCGCGCCGTTTACACACCCCTTTATAGAAACCAATAGACGAAAGGACGGTATTCTTATGGAAAAGCGGGTATTTCTGTATGGGTTTAATGAACTTCATCATGTGGTGAGTTGTAAGTATATTCGGGAAGGCCGAGTGACAGTTACGACGATGAATCAGTTCGCGGAATGTATGTTTGATGAAAGGCCAGACATCAGACGTATATACGCGGTTGACAATCGGATCGGACTGAAGCAGGATTTTCTGGATACGATCATTCGACCGCATTTTACGAAGGACATTGAATTCGAGGACATGATCAGCCGGGAAGGAATCTGTGCTTGGAAACGGTGACGAGAAGGGAGCGCCCTATGCAGGGGCTCTTCCTTTTCAGCCGATATGATGGAGGACAAGATGCGGTATCACCACGAAAAACCCGATCTGTATGTGAGCCGGTATGGGCGGACACATATTTGCGACCATCCAGTGTACAGCAGATGTACACTATACGAAATCAATGAAAAAGGCTTGGCAGTCATTCAGCAGAGATTCAATCAACGACGAAAAACCACATGGTGGAGCGAGATCGATCCATGGCTGACGGACGCGATTTACATGCATCCCGGTTTCCGAGAATTGTTTCTTTTGCGTGCGGCTCCGGCTACGGACGGGATATTTCCGACCATGACGATTCGGCAGCTCATGTGGGCGTTGAAGATGAAGCCTTTACCAAAGCAATATTGGGAAACGGTATTTGATAGAAAAAACATCTGAACGCGAGATAAACACGAGCTATTATGGACAACAACACGATATACGTAATGGAAGGAGATTTATATTTATGGTGTGGACGATTTTTGTTGCGACCGTTATGGCGAGGATTGTGGGAGACCTACTTTGGCATTTCTTGCTGTTGTGGCTGAGTGGAAGAGAATGGTATCAGACCCTTTGTATGAAGGTATCGATGGGATTTACCAAACGTGTTGTGAAACAGTTTGAGGATGAGGATTTGCTGTAAATGGCCGGGAGGGCTTGGACATGCAGGTTCTCCCCTCTTTTGCATTTCCGCGAGATAAACACGAGCTATTATGGACAACAATCACGGAAAATAGAAAGGAGACATGACAATGGGTTTCTTGAGTTTTATTCTGTTTACGTTTCTTGGTATCTGCATGATCGTGGGATGCAAGAGAGCGATGCGGGTAATCGTACGGGGGATCAATTATCTGTTTGACAAGATTGAGGAGAAGATTGGCTGTTGATCCAAATCGGGGAGCCTGAAAGGAAAGCAAGGGCTTCTCGATTTTATTGTGTTTTCTGTGATAATCAGGAGGGATAGATATGTTCAAGAAACTTGCTGAGGTGGTGGTTTGCGGAGCGATTGGCGCGGCCGCACTGTATGTGGTGGGAAAGATTGCGTATCAGGCCGGCCGTGAAATGGGACATGAGGAAAGCCGGTATCGTGCAATGCATCAGACCAATGTCAAACATAAAAAGCCGGAACATGTTCAAGAGGAACCGGAGTCTGCTGCGACCGAAACCGCATTGACGGTGGTAGAAGAAGCTGAACCGCATGTTGAACCGAGGAAGAAACAAAGTAAGCTCAGCCTTCTGTTTGGCGCGGGGAGGCTGTTCGGAAGCAAAAGGACGGTGCTTGGTCAGCTGGTTCGAAATCCAGAGGATCATAAATTCGAGGCATATGTTGAAGGTGATGAATTGCAGATCCATGTGAAAAGAAAGGAGGCATCGTGAGATCTGCAAGGACTATTATGGAGATCATGAGCAGAAAGGAGAATGCAAATGAAAACATATGTCGTGCCGGATCCGAACGAAAGTAAATTCAGATACTGGATGAGGAGAGCTGATGCAAAGCTACAGGAATGCAAGGATTGGGTAGTAGAGAATAAACAAACGGTTATGATACTGACGCCAGTTGTTATCACTGGACTCACAACGATCGTAAAAGTTGTGGGCAAGCATAATAACCTGCGAAAGGAAGAAGCTGTCAAAAATCTGTACTGCTACGACCGATCTTTGGGACATTACTGGGCATTGCGCAGAGAACTGAGTAACCGGGAATGGCTGGAGATTGACAGGAGGAAACAGGCGGGAGAAAGACTGAGCGATATTTTGGAGGAACTGAAGGTGCTCAAATGATCCATAGAAAGGGGAATCCGTTTACACACGGGTTCTCTTTCTTTTATATTTCGAAAGGAGCGAATGAAATGGGTTTTGGACAATGGTTGCAAAAGAATTCTCCTACCATTCTTACCGTGGTCGCTGTGATTGGTACCGGCGCTACAGCAGTGTTGGCTGCCATGGCTACACCCGACGCTATCAAAAGTAAGGAGCAAGCGCAGCGAGACAAAGGTGACAAAAGACTCACTTTGTGGGAAACTGTGAAGGCGGAAGCCCCTGCGTATATTCCCGCGGCCGCTGTCGGGACGGGAACGATCGCCTGTATATTCGGGGCAAACATTCTGAATCAGCGGCAGCAGGCCAGCATCGCCAGCGCGTATGCGGTGGTCAATGAGATGTATGGAAAGTACAGGGAAAAGGTCAAGTGTATCTTTGGCGAGGCGGGAGATCACACTGTTATTCAGGCGATTAAGCAGGACGAGCAGGATAAGGACGAAGATCGTCCGCCGTGGGATGAAGTGCAAACCTTCTATTTTGAACCCTACGGCAAGTTCTTCGAGCGAACGATGCAGGAAGTGTTTGAAGCGGAGTATCACATCAACCGGAATCTGATGCTTCGTGGAAACGTGACGGTGAATGAATTCCTTGATTTCCTTGGACTTGAGCATGTTCCAAGCGGCGACGAGCTTGGCTGGAATCTGTATGACGGAGAAGCCTTTTACGGATATTCTTGGATTGATTTCTGTCATCGGTATTACATGACGGATGATGGTATGCAGGTATGCGCCATCGATACGCCGTTCAGTCCGCATTATGAAGAAACGGAATTCTCTTCGGGATATTCGGAGATTCCGTCCGCGATATAAGCAAAGAGTATTATGAAGGAGGCGAGTTTATATGAATAAGAACTCTGGTATCAAATGGCTTGGCATTTTCGCATCTGTCGCAGGCATCGGACTGACGTTGCTGAACGGTTTTGTGAGTGAAAAGAAGCAGGACGCACTGATCGAAGAGAAGGTTCAGAAGGCTGTTGCCAAATTGAATGAGAAAGGAGAATAAGGCGAAGAGCTCTCACTGCGAGGGCTCTTTTCCTTTTATCATTTTAGATGAGTGGAGAAAGAGCCATATTGCTGCTGAGACGCTATCGTCAAAGGGAGTGCAGAAAGCCAAAGCATTACAGCGTCACGGAATGGATGATGTATAAGACCGGAGAAAGATCATACGTACGCGGCGTTGTGAATGAGGTGATTGCACGAATCAAACAGAATCCGGATCAGGATCCACTGACTATTCTGCATCGATTCATATTGTGGATTGACAATGTTCGTACTATGACAGGCGGACAGCAAATCACGAATGAATTTACAAAGAACGTGACATGGATCTGCGATAATCTGGAGCAATATCTATGGGAACACGAATCAGAGGAGGAAAATCATGTTGAATGTAGACTGGACGGGGCTTTCCAGACAGGCATTGTGGACCATGAAAAAGCATGGGGCGACAATCCTGACCGGAATCGGCATCGGAGGAATGCTAACGACGACTGTTCTGGCCGTATCGGAGACGCCTGAAGCTATGCGAAGGATCGAAGAAAAGAAGCGGCTTGAGAATCACAGGAAATTGACGACCATGCAAACGATTCAGGCAGCATGGAAATGTTATATTCCCGCATTGGTGACGGGAGCAATGTCAACTGCCTGTCTGATCGGGGCAAGCGCCGTCAACGAACGCAGAAATGCCGCTCTGGCAACTGCGTATAGCCTTTCTGAAAGCGCTCTTCGCGAATACAAGACGAAGGTGGTTGAAACCATTGGCGAAAAGAAGGAGGGCGCCATCCGAGAATCCATCGATAGAGATCGGATTGAGCGAAATCCTCCCGGACAGGAGATTCTGATGGCGGAAGGCGAAGGTAAAACGCTGTGCTACGATGCGCTTTGCGGCCGATATTTCTATTCGGATATGGAAACGCTCCGCCATGCTGCCAATAAACTGAACCGTCAGATGACCATGATGAGTGAACCGTATATTTCGCTGAATGAATTCTATATGGAAATCGGTCTTTCCGTGGTTGAAGTCGGCGATGCGATCGGATGGAATGTGGATAAGGGGCTGATTGAGCTATATTTCACTTCCCAGCTCGCCAACGGACGGGTGCCGTGTCTGGTAATGACGTTCCAGACGATGCCTGATTATAAGTATAGTGAATTCTGACTACTCAGATGGCTCGTACTGTAACACTTTCCGCGAAAAATGCAAGCGGTATTATGAAGGGGAGACCCGAACAACGAAAGGAGAATTGAATCATGGAAAACAACGAAATGATGAACGAGGTTATCACGACTGAGGCGATGGAAGAAATCACGACGCAGGCTGCGGCGTCTTCCAATGGCAATGGACTGAAGAATCTGGCGATCATCGGCGGTATCATGACTCTCGGCGCTGTGGCGTGGGAGTTCGCGGTTAAGCCGGTTGGCCGTAAGGTGAAGGCATCCATCCACAAGGCACGCGCGAAGAAGAACGTGAATCAGCATCCGCAGGAAGAACCTCAGGATGTCATGGATTTTGAGCTGGATGAGATCGAACCGATCGAAGAAGAGTAATCGACCCTGACGGAGGGGAGCGCAAATATCAGGCGCTCTCCTCTTTTCGTTTTGAAGGAAAGGAGTGTGCGTACATGGAGGAATACCGTTCGAACTCCAATCGAAGCAGGAAACAGGATGTTGGGCAGCCCCCTAAGCGCGCAGAAAAAGTGACGACAGGTGCTGTAAGTCAGCGCCGAAAAGGTGTTGCAGAAAAACTGCTTGGAAGTGTGATCGCTAACGATGTTGGCGACATCGGTGAATACACCGTATATGAAGTGTTGATGCCTGCGCTGAAACGGGCATTTTATGATGCGGTATGCAATGGACTTGGTATGCTGCTTGGCGAAAGAAACCCTTCGCGCAATGGAGGGCCGGCTAATCGCGTGTCGTATCGAGCCTATTATGATCAACGGGACGATAACCGGAAGAATACGAATTCTGGCAGCCGTGCAAAGGCAAATTACAGCTACAACGATCTTGTGTTCCACAATCGAGGCGACGCTGAAGTGGTTTTGGAACGTATGCGTGAGCTGCTTGACCACTTTGACGCGGTATCTATCGCTGATCTTTTCGATTTGGCCGGTGAAGATTGCAACTACACCGACAACAAATACGGCTGGACGAATCTACAGGATGCATGGGTGAAGCCCGTCAACGGCGGTTACATGATCCAGCTTCCAAGAGCGACTACTTTATAAGGAGGATATGCTATGACCACTTATCATCGAAACCGTCCTGTGCTGAAGACAAAAGTTGAGCGGCATCAGGATATTTGTGCGGAACTGAACGCACTGTATGTCCGCAAGAATGCCGACTATGGCGATTCGTTCCATGAAAGTTATGTGGAAGAGGGCATGGCAATGTCCCGAATCCGTTTGATGGACAAGCTGAACCGCTTCAAGAAGCTTTCGAAGAATCCTGAAACGGCTCAGATGAAGGATGAGTCCATTCGCGACACGCTGATTGATCTTGCGAACTATGCGATCATGACGGTGCTGGAAATGGACGAAGACAAGGCTCGTATGAGCATGGAGGGAAATGGTAATGAAATTTGATCTGATCGAGATCATGAACAAGGCTGCGTTTTATATGAAACAGCATGGCCCTGAAATCATGGTCTTTTGCGGAGCGGCAGGCGCAGTAACTGCCGGCGTAATGGCCTGCTGCGAAACTACGCATTTGCCGGATGTAAAGCAGAATACCAGGAAGCGACTGGAGAACGTTCGATCCATGGACGAAACGGATCCCGCCCGCGGACGAATGATGGCAAAAGCCTACATTGAAAACGGTCTGGAATATGCGAAGCTGTATGCGCCGTCTTGCATTGTGGGTACGCTGTCGATTACCAGCATTCTTGCGGGCAATCACATTCTCAAGCAGCGTAACATTGCCCTTGCTGCGGCATATGCGACCATCGATACCAGTTATAAGCAGTATCGTCATCGTGTGGCGGAGCGTTATGGCGAGGAAGCTGAACGCGAGATTCGCAACGGCGTAACCGTAAAAACTGTGAAGGAGACGGTTACGGACGAGGACGGTAAAACACACGAAGAAGAGCGAACCATTGTTGTTTCTCAAGGAACTGGCGATTTTGCCAGATATTTTGAGCAAGGAAGGAGTAAGGCATGGGAACCCAACCATGAATATAATCTATTCTTTCTGAAGCTTCAGCAGCGCATCGCAAACGACATGCTACGTGCCAGCGTGTTTGTTTCTTTGAATGACGTGTATGAGATGCTTGGCTTCGAAAAGACGGTTGAGGGTCAGACGGTAGGTTGGGTGTATGACCCGGAGAATGCGGATCGATATGTTAATGATAACTATATCGATTTTAGGATTCAGGAAGTTACCAGACCAGGCGAAGAAGGCGAGGATATGGTTGTTGAAACGATCTTGCTCGATTTTAACGTAGACGGAACGATTCTAAATCATGCCTCTGAAAAAATGAAACAGTTGAATAATCGATAACAGGAGGCGAAGAATGATGCAAAGCAGAACGTCTTTGCTGTCTTATTTTCTGGCCGCTATGGCGGGGATCTGCTTTGTGAGCGGCCTTGTTGTAATCGCAGGAGGAAGTTGAACATTTTCAACCGATAGGAAGGAGGAACAGAATGGATTTTCTGGAAGGCTTCATCTATTCGATTGATATGATGTTGGATACCAAGCGTAAACGACACATTGTTGGCGGCATTCTGTTGAGTGCTGCTTTTCTGTTTGGCGGGTTGGCTGTAACCGCCATGACAATCAGAGAGTAAAAAGGAGAAGGAAAAATGTTCGGAGCTGTCATCATTACGTTTGTCATTACTGCGCTGCTAATGCTTGTGATGTTTTTCATGGATGGTGCAAAGAAGCAGAGCATGGAGAACGATCGGCTGCGCAAGGACAATGGACGCCTGAACCAGCAGGTTTCGGATCTGATCTGTCAGCGAAACATCAAACGGGAACGCGACGCCTACAATCAGGGACTGTATGATGGGCGCGCTACGGACACGCTTTACAGAAAGATGCTGAGCAAGTATTCTTCTGGCGAACAGGCGACTGTGATGATGTATGGCGAAGAGACCACCGAAAGGAGAAATGGTTGATATGAATAAGGGTATGACGATTGTTCTGTCCTTCACGGCTGGTATGGCTGCCGGTATTTTTACTGGAAAGAAGATGCTGGAGCAGCACTATGAACAGCGGGTGGAGGAAGAAATTGAATCCGTGAAAGAGGCTTTCCGGCGATACAACAAGCAGCCGGAAAAGGCGAAAAAGAAAGAGCGAAAGGATGGAGAAGCAAGTCCGCAGGACTCCTCGAACACCTCTATTCAGCCTATGCCCGATCGCAAACGAACGGATTATCAGAAATACTACCCGAACAACAAGGCTGCTGAAAAAAACGATGAAAAGGCGCCGTATGTGATTCCGCCGGAAGAGTTTGACACGCTTGCCGACTACGAGGCCATCAGCCTGAAGCTGTATGCGGATGGCACTTTGACAGATGATGACGACCGGGCGATGAGCGAGAATGATATTGAGAAGACGATCACCCGAGCAAATCTCGCCCATATCGGAGAGTATGAACCTGGATCGGTGCATATCCGAAATGAATCCATGCGGGTGGATTACGAAGTGCTTACGTACGAGAAGGACTATGAAGAAGTCCTGAATGAAAAACCTTATCTCAGATAAGAGAAACGGAGGATATGATACGAATTGACCAGACACGAGATGAATGAGCGATATTTTCGCTGGATGACCCATCTCGTGTGTGACAACGGGTATGGAGGGCGGTTGTCCTGGCGAAAGCTTTTTTGCCTGCTTCACGAAACTGAGTTCATCTATATTATGGATATGGACTCGAACCGGGCAGATGATGGGACAGATCTTCGATACCGGTTCGCATACGAGTTCGGGTTAAGCAAGCAGGAAGTGACCGACTATCTGGATGACCGCCCTTGCAGTGTGTTTGAAATGATGGTTGCTCTTGCATGCAGGTGTGAAGAGCAGATCATGGATAATCCTGAATATGGGAACCGAACCGGCAAGTGGTTTTTTACCATGCTGAAAAGCCTTGGGTTATCGCATATGAGCGACCGATATTTTGTCAGAAGGGATGCGCAAGATATTCTGACAAGATTTATGCGGCGGGAGCATGACGAAAGCGGGCTTGGAGGGCTGTTCGCCGTTCGGAACCCCAAAGAAGACATGCGAGACATCGAAATCTGGTATCAGATGATGTCCTATCTGGAGGAGGATGAACAACAATGAGCAAGAGAGATCTGGAAGGGCGAATGGACTGGGCCGATGAAGAACTGATTGCGCCGAACAAGGCTAAAAATGCGCAGCAGGAAATCAATGAGCATACCGGCTCCGCCTTGATGGCTGCGTCGGAAGCATTTGAAGCGATTGCCGGCGAGCTTACGTTTCTGCGCGGTGCGCTGACTGTTGTGTGTATGATTGCAGGCGGACTTACGGCTGGCCTAATCCTGACGAGGCGTGATATTCGAAAATTTACAAATGCGATGAATGAGGGGTAACGGATGATTGACTTCATGATGGTGTCGACCCGATCCAGAAAGAACGGGGTCGTTGAAATCTACCCTAAATTCATCATCAAGAATCCCAGCGAGCATCTGATGATTCGCGGCGGAGATTTCTATGCCATTTGGGTGGAGGAACGCGGATTATGGTCTGTGAATGAGCAGGACGTAATCGACATCGTCGATCGGGAGCTGGATAAGTACGCCAGGGAAAATGCGCAGCGATTTGAAAGCGGCTATAAGGTCATGCATATGTGGGATGCAGAAAGCGGCGCCATTGACAGCTGGCACAAGTATTGCCAGAGGCAGATGCGCGATTCGTTTCATATGCTTGATGAAAAGCTGATATTTTCAAATACGCCGACGGAACGAAAGGATTATGCTTCCAAGAAACTTCCCTATCCTCTGGAAACCGGAGAATGCCGGGCATGGAATCGCATACTGAGCGTGCTGTATACGCCGGAAGAGCGACACAAAATTGAATGGGCGATCGGTTCCATTGTATCGGGTGACAGCCGTAAACTCCAGAAGTTTATGGTGTTTTACGGTGCAGCCGGTACTGGTAAATCCACCATCATCAATGTGATTGAACAGCTCTTTGACGGATATACCTGTACGTTTCAGGCAAAAGCGCTTGGTTCGGCATCTAACAGTTTCGCATTGGAAGCATTTCGAGACAACCCGTTGGTTGCTATTGAGCATGACGGTGATTTAAGCCGGATTGAAGACAATACAAGGCTGAATTCACTGGTTTCCCACGAAAAGATGTCGGTGAACGAGAAGTTCAAGAGCAGTTACGCCAATCGTTTCAAATGTTTTCTATTCATGGGCACGAACAGACCGGTTCACATTACCGATGCGAAGAGCGGTCTGATCAGACGACTGATTGACGTGTCTCCCAGCGGCAACAAACTCCCTCCGCGTGAATACAAGCAGCTCGTCAAGCAGATTGCTTTCGAACTCGGATCCATTGCGCACCATTGTCAGCAGGTATATCTGGATAACCCCGGAGCCTATGATGATTACATTCCTGTAAAGATGCTTGGCGCGTCCAATGATTTCTACAATTTCGTGATGGATTCCTGGGCGGTGTTCAAAAAGGGGGATGAAACGACTCTGAAGGCCGCATGGGAAATGTACAAATCTTATTGCGAGGATGCAAAGGTGCCATATCCGTATCCGCTGCGCAAAGTGAAGGAGGAATTGAAGAACTATTTCCGGGAGTTTGAGGAACGCCTGACGCTTGCGGATGGAACGAGAGTTCGCAACTATTATCGGGGTTTTCGATCAGACAAGTTTGAAGAGAGCGACGAGAAGCCGGAAGATGCTTCTGAGTCACTTATTTTATTGAAAAAGCAGCCGTCCGTGCTTGATAGGATGCTGGCTGACTGTTATGCCCAGTACGCCAATGATACCGGAACGCCCATGAATAAATGGGCTTATGTGAAAACGAAGCTGAGTGAACTGGACACAACGCAGGTGCATTATGTGAAGGTTCCTGAGAACCACATCGTGATCGATTTTGACATGGTGGGTACGGACGGAAGCAAGGATTTTCAGAAGAATCTGGAAGAAGCGAGCAAGTGGCCGCCTACATATACGGAGGTGAGCAAGAGCGGCAAGGGAATTCATTTGCATTATCTGTATTCCGGCGATCCGAGCAAACTGAGCTGTGTTTACGATAACCGCATTGAAGTAAAGGTCTTTACAGGGAACTCCAGCCTGAGAAGACGACTGACGCTGTGTAATGACCTGCCTGTAGCGACGTTGAGTCATGGATTACCGCTGAAGGAGGCGAAGAAAACGATCAATTTCGATTCTGTTCAGAGCGAAAAGGGTCTTCGGAACCTGATTGAACGAAATTTGCGAAAGGAGATTCATCCCGGAACCAAGCCGAGCATCGACTTCATTCACAAAATTCTGGAAGACGCTTATGCCAGCGACCTGCAATACGACGTGAGCGATATGCAAAACGCCGTCATCGCATTCGCTGCGGGAAGCACCCATCAGGCGGAATACTGTCTGAAGCTGACGAAATGGATGCACTTCAAATCCGAAGAAAAGATTGACAGCGGACCTGTTTCACAGCATGAGGCGCCGATTGTCTTCTACGACGTTGAGGTATTCCCCAATCTGTTCCTGGTGAACTACAAGTTTGCCGGCGAAGGCGAAAAGGTTGTGAGAATGATCAATCCCAAGCCTGCCGAAATCGAACAGCTGATGAAATACCGTCTGATCGGCTTCAACTGCCGCCGCTACGACAACCATATTCTGTATGGCCGCCTGATTGGATACAGCAATAAGCAGCTGTATGATCTTAGCCAAAGGATTGTAACCAGCGGCAAGCGCAGCGATTGTTTCTTCGGTGAGGCTTACAATGTGAGCTACACGGATGTATATGATTTTGCATCAGCAGCAAACAAGAAGAGTCTGAAGAAGTTCGAGATCGAACTGGGCATTCATCACCAGGAGCTGGGTCTTCCGTGGGACAAGCCTGTGCCGGAAGACATGTGGGTGAAGGTTGCGGAATACTGCGACAATGACGTTCTCGCAACGGAAGCAGTATTCAACCATCTGTCTGCGGACTGGACGGCAAGGCGCATTCTGGCCGATATCGCCGGAATGACAGTGAACGACACCACCAATACGCTGACTACCCGAATCATATTTGACCGGGTGCGCAATCCTCAGAATGAATTCAATTACCGAAATCTGGCGGAACCGGTGCACGAGTTGAAGCAGGAGGTCATGGATTTCCTGCTTACGGCAACGCCGGAGATGATGGAAGTAGAGCATGGCGAGGATAAGAGCCTTCTTCCCTATTTCCCCGGATACGTGTACGAACGAGGCGTATCCACCTATATGGACGAAACCGTTGGTGAAGGCGGATATGTGTATGCGGAACCGGGTATTCACGGGAACGTGGCACTGCTGGACGTTGCATCCATGCATCCTCACAGCGTGATTGCAGAGTGTCTGTTCGGTCCCAAATTCACAAAACGATTCAAGGAAATTGTTGACGGCCGTGTAAGCATCAAGCATAAGGCATGGGATGAAGTCAATGATATTCTGGATGGAAAGCTGACTCCTTACATCAAGCGGGTTCAGAATGGTGAATTAACGGCGAAGGATCTGGCAAATGCGCTGAAGACCGCTATTAACTCCGTATACGGTCTGACTTCTGCTGCATTTGAGAATGCTTTCCGCGACCCCAGAAACAAGGATAACATTGTGGCGAAGCGCGGCGCACTGTTTATGATCAACCTGAAGAATGAGGTGCAAAAGCGCGGCTTTACAGTGGCGCATATCAAGACTGACTCCATCAAAATTCCGGATGCGACGAATGAGATCATTCAATTCGTTATGGATTACGGAAAGCAGTTTGGCTACACCTTCGAGCATGAGGCTACATACGACAAGATGTGTCTTGTGAATGATGCCGTGTATATTGCCAAGTATGACACTGCTGAAGGCTGCATGAACAAATACGGCTATGTGCCCGGAGATATTCGGGATCATCCCGGCGTATGGACGGCAACCGGAAAACAGTTTGCCGTACCCTATGTGTTCAAAACGCTGTTCAGCCGTGAACCGATCGTCTTTCAGGACATGTGCGAAACTTTCTCTGTGAGCGGTGCACTGTATCTGGACATGAACGAATCGCTTCCCGATGTGGCGAAGTATGAGCGCGAGCTGGCTAAGCTGATGAAGGAGAACGGACTGCGCCACGAGGATCTGATGGACTTCACCGAATGCGGAATTCTGCCTGAACATCTGAACAACGCAACCTTTGAAATGCGGTTGAGGGAGGTTCTTGAGAGGATCGCTGCCGGTCATTACTATCATTTTGTCGGACGCGTTGGACAATTCTGTCCGATTCAGCCCGGTAACGGCGGCGGATTGCTGATGCGTGAATCAGGAGGCAAATATTCCGCTGCCACAGGAAGTAAGGGATACCGATGGATGGAGAGTGAAATGGTATCCACCCTTGAGAAGGAGGACTGCATCGACAGAAGCTATTACGATAAGCTCGTCAACGATGCAAAGGACGCCATTGCCAAGTATGGCGATTTCGAATGGTTCGTTTCGGAAGATCGATATGATGTACCGCCGGAAGGCTAAAGAAAAGGAGTGTATAACCTATGGACAAGCGCATTGCTATTGATAACACTAAGTTTATTTACAACACGAATTTTGCCGGAGATCCTACCAAAGACAGGTATGCTGATACAAGACGAAAGTGCAATCTTCTGATTCCCGATCCGGAGCAGGCTCGTGATTTGATGAAGATGGGCGTGGCTGTAAAGGAAACCCGTCCCAGTGAAAGAGATGATCCCGAAACCTTTATTCCGGAATATTTTGTTCCTGTGATCGTGAAGTACAGGGATAAGACTGGATTCCCGGTTAAGTATCCCCCAAAAGTCTATCTCGTTGAGGATGATAGTCGCCCTGTGCTTTTGGATGAGGAAACGATTGACCGCCTTGACAGAATTCGTGTCAAAAATGTAAATGTCATTTTGAATGCATATGAATATGATCCCATTGGTCATCGTTACAATTTGTATGTTCGCACGATGTACGTGGAGCAGGATATGGACGATGATCCCTATGCAGCCCGATACAACCGCAGGGGGTACGAGGAGGACAACTTTTGACACAGGATCAGTTCATGATTCTTCTACTGGCCATGGACGCAGCCATTGTGACCATCGGACTGACGAAGAAGAAAAATATGTGGCTGTTCATTGTACTGTACTGGCTGCTGCTGACAATCAAAAACGCAATGAACTTTGCCGCGATCATGTAAAGGAGAATGGACGCATGGCGGACATCAGACTGTTCGACTATCAGCTGGACGCAATCGGGCGGATGAAAAACGGATGCATCCTTTGCGGCGGCGTGGGCAGCGGGAAGAGCCTGACCGCCATCAGCTATTACTACCTTCAGAATGGCGGAAACATCTGTTCCGTGCAGGGAGACGAGTATATTCCCATGGACGATCCGCCTCCCGATCTTTACATCATCACCACTGCCCGAAAACGCGATACCTTTGAATGGGAAAAAGAGATGGCGCCCTTCCTGCTCAGTGTGGACAAGAAAACCAATCTGTACAGCAACAAGGTTGTTGTGGACAGTTGGAATAACGTCCTTAAATACGCTGACGTAAAGGACGCTTTCTTCATTTTTGACGAACAGCGCGTGGTTGGCAGCGGCGTATGGGTGAAGAGCTTTCTGAAGATCGCCAAAAACAACCGATGGATTCTGCTTTCGGCTACACCAGGCGATACATGGCAGGATTATATTCCGGTGTTCATTGCAAATGGTTTCTATAAAAACCGATCGCAGTTTACACAGGAACACATTGTGTATTCCAGGTTCTCCAAGTTTCCCAAGGTAGACCGATATCTGAACACCGGAAGGCTGGTTCGACTTAGAAACAGCATCTTGGTGAACATGGATTTTCATCGGGAAACCATTGCGCATCACGAAGATATTTATGTGGATTACGATATGGCGACCTATCGGGAAGTGATGCGAAATCGCTGGGATATTTGGGAGGACAAGCCGATCCAGAATGCCGGCGGGCTGTGTCTGGCGCTTCGCAAGATCGTCAACAGCGCGGAAGGCAGACAGATCATGATTTTGGAATTGTTGGAAAAGCATCCGAAGATGATCATCTTCTACAATTTCGATTATGAGCTGGAGCTGCTGAAAGGACTGGCTTATCCCACTGGAACGGAAGTTGCCGAGTGGAACGGACATAAGCATCAGCCGATTCCGGATGGGAGCAAATGGGTGTATCTGGTGCAGTACACGGCCGGTGCTGAAGGATGGAACTGCATACGGACGGATACGATTGTATTCTTCTCGCAGAATTATTCCTACAAGGTGATGGTGCAGTCCTCCGGTCGTATTGACCGACTGAATACCCCATTCAGAGATCTGTATTACTATCATTTGAAATCCCATTCGAGCATCGATCTGGCGATTGCCAAAGCGTTGAAAGAGAAAAAGACATTCAATGAGAGGAGCTTTGTGAAATGGTGAATATGAAAAAGAATCGAAATCCGTTCTTTGCCGTGATGGCTATTATCATCCTGATCGCGGTGCTTGCTACGTCTGCTATTTGCGTATTTACGAACAAGAGCATCGTCGATATGACCTATTCCTTTGAACGGGCGATGATTCAGCTTCCGAACGGCGAGATTGTAGAAGGCCGCGTGAGCAGTTGGACGGACTTTGAAGACGGCGATCAGATTCAGCTGCGAATCGGCGATAAAACCTATCTGACCCATATTTCCAATGTTGTTTTGATTTCTGAGTAAAATAAAAAAAAAGGAGAAAAACTATGTTTCTGTTTATCATTGGTGTTCTGCTGGCTCTGGCTGGCCTTGTTGTGACTCTGTTTGCGAAGGAAATTCGTGTGTTCGGTGTGATCGCTCTGGTGGTTGCGCTGATTCTGATTGGCATCAGCTGTTTCAGCTCTGTTCCCACCGGTTACACCGGTATTCTTACGACCTTTGGACGTGTTGAAAACGAAACTATGGAAGCCGGTTTCCATCTGAAAGCTCCGTGGCAGAGTATCGTTAAGATGAACAATCAGGAGCAGCGCAAGTCGTTTGATCTTGAAGCATTCTCTTCTGATATTCAGCAGGTCAATGTGTCCGGCAGCATCAACTATAATATTGACAAGACGACTGCCATGACGCTTTACCGCGAAGTCGGTACCTCTTATGCGGACACGCTCATCATTCCCCGCCTGTATGAAAACACCAAGGCTGTATTCAGTCATTACAAAGCTGAAGAACTAATTTCCAATCGTGACGCGCTTTCCGATGAGATTCGCGATATGATGATTGCCGATCTGAAGAGCTACGGCGTGAATGTGCTGTCCATTTCCATTGAAGACGTGGACTTTACCGATGCATTCACCACTGCGGTGGAAGCCAAGCAGGTAGCCAGTCAGAACAAGCTGAAGGCTGAAACGGAACAGGAACAGCAGACGATGGAAGCGCGAGCCGCTGCGGAACGTCGTCAAATTGAAGCTGCTGCTCAGGCAGAGGTAGAGCGCATCAACGCTGACGCAGAAGCATACCGAATCAAAACCCAGAGTGAAGCCGAGGCTGAGGCAAACAAGAAAATTGCAGAATCTCTGAGCGAGCAGCTGATTGAGTATAATTACGCCAATTCCTGGAATGGTCAGCTGCCAAATACGTATGTCGGTGATGGTGATGCAATCCCTGTAATCCAGACTTCCGGAGAGCAGTGATATGTCCGACCGGATGTATTACGCATACAAGGTGACCAATTTATCAACTGGCCGAAGCTATTATGTGAACGCGGACCATCTGGTGGATCTGACGCAAGTCTGGAGAAGCCAGATGGATTTATTTATGTCCGGAACGCGGGTACAGATAGACGGACAGTTTGGAGAGAGTCGGATATTTGTGAAGCAAGGAGACAATCAATGAGCGTACAGTATGACGATTATCTGAAGCAGCACCGAGGCAATGTTCAAAAAGGACTTCTGTGGTTCGAGGAACATTTACCCTATATTCAGATTCTGGAAGGCGTGAACCATGATACTCTGCTGCGGGCTGCAAATGAACATGACCGTTCTAAGGATGACCCAGAAGAATACTGCGCCTATGATGACTATTTCTACGGCGGAAACCGCACGCATCTGGTGGTGAACAACTTCAATCGGGCATGGCTGCGCCATATTCATCTGAATCCTCATCATTGGCAGCACTGGATTCTGGTACGGGATGAACCGAATGAGGGTACCAAGGCGCTGGACATGCCTCCGATCTATATCGTGGAGATGATCTGTGACTGGTGGGCGTTCAGCTGGAAGAGCGGAAATCTTTATGAGATTTTCGAGTGGTGGGACAAGTACAAGGAATACATGATTCTGAGTCCTCGAACCCGAAATACCGTGAAGGCAATTCTGGACGCACTGAAGGACACGCTGGATGAATTGAAGGAGGCCAACAATGGAAAAGCAGAAACAGCTTGAAATGCCGCTGAATGACACGCTGCTGGTCGGGTTTGATTTCACCCATGGGAAGGATCAGGATATTGTGATTGTCGGTATTCGAAAAGGCGGCATCACGGAAATTTTGAATGCTTTTCAGGGTGAAGACGCCAGAGCCATGTATGACCTGCTGGTGACGAAGTCCTAAAAAAAAACAAAAGACGGAAAAGGAGGATCTCTATGAGGTTTGAGCTTGGACAGATTGTGGCTACATGCAGTGTACACGAGATAATGCAGACTGACTCCTCTTTCAGAAAATTCGTTTCCGCCTGTATAAACCGCTATATGAGTGGTGATTGGGGCGATCTATGCGAGGAGGATCGGCTGGCAAACGACGATTCGCTGAGAAGCGAAGGGCGGATCCTGGCTGCATATGAGAACCCCGATCACCCTGATTGGAAAATCTGGATTATCACAGAGTGGGATCGAAGTACAACCACCATTCTGTTTCCCAGTGAATATTAAAAAAAAAAGAGGTTTCTGAATGAACCAGTTCACCATCACACAAAACGCCGAGGATGTTTTCATTCTGAGGGTTGGCGGACGATACATCTGCCGATGTGAAACCTATGACGATGCGATTCTGGCTTATGAAGATTATCTGATGACAGCTGAAGCAAGACAGCAAGGGAGGAAAAGAAAATGATGAACAAGATGATGCATGCGCTCCGTATCCCAACTGAAATGGTTCTTCGTTCTCGTTTTTCTGACGAGGCTTTTGTACGCGTAAGCGACCTGCCCAAGATCATCCGAATGAACGACGTTGAAATGCCGCTTGGCCTCAAGCGCGTTATTTTCACCCCCCCTGCCACGATCGTTCTGTGGGACGACGGCAGCAAGACGGTTGTAAAGTGCGGCGAGAACGAAGCATTCGACCGGGAGAAGGGTCTGGCCATGGCAATTGCGAAGCGTACGAACGGCAATACCGGCGCATATTTTGAGGTGTTCCGCAAGTATTGCCACGCGGATGAGGAGATTCAGGAAAAGGCAAAGGGTTAAGATATGCACAACGAACAATTTGGAAGCAAGGTCAAAGCGATATTTGACAACATTACGGTATCGCAGGCGAAGGACAGCGACCTGAAGCGCGATAATGCCAACATCAACGGCGATACCGCGATGGGCGCGATGCTTCAGTACGGAGCGAATACCGCAAAAGAATACAACCTGAATTGGCTGATTCCTCAGGAGATTGCCGTGCTGCATACAGACGGATGGATTCACATTCATGATCTGGACTTCTATGCATGGACGACGACCTGCACGCAGATTGAATTGCGAAAGCTGTTCAAGAACGGATTCAATACCGGCCATGGTCATCTGCGCGAACCGAAATCCATTGGCTCCTATGCGGCGCTGGCGGCGATTGCCATTCAGTCCAATCAGAATGACCAGCATGGCGGACAGAGCATCGTAGATTTCGATTACGCTATGGGCGACGGTGTACGCCTTACCTTCAACCACTACGTACGAGAGGGCACGGCGCTTCGAGACGAGCTGAACCTCGGTGTAGATACGAAGTGGGTTCGGGAATATGCGCTGCGAAAAACAAAACGCGATACCTATCAGGCGATGGAGGGACTGATCCACAATCTAAACACCATGCACTCCAGAGCCGGAGCCCAAGTTCCGTTCTCGTCCATCAACTATGGTATGGATACTTCATGGGAAGGGCGAATGGCGATTGAACAGCTGCTGCTGGCCACAAAAGCTGGTCTGGGCAACGGTGAAACGCCGATTTTCCCGATCCAGATTTTCCGTGTGAAGGAAGGGGTTAATTACAATCCCGGCGATCCCAATTATGATCTTTTCCATCTCGCTATGGAGGTTTCAGCCAAGAGACTGTTTCCCAATTTCAGCTTTCTGGATGCGCCGTTCAACCTGTTCTATTATGATGCAGACAAACCTGAAACGCAGGTGGCTTATATGGGCTGCCGTACCCGCGTGATGGGTAACGTATGCGGAGAAGAGGTATCACCCGGACGAGGTAACCTGTCCTTTACCTCTATCAATCTGCCGAGACTGGCCTTGGAAGCTGCGAAGGAAGGAAAGGATGATGCGATCGATCGCTTCTTTACCTATCTGCACTTCATGGAGGGCGCTGTGCTCAAGCAGCTGCTGGCCCGATTCGATATTCAGAAGAAGCGGACGGTGCGCAATTATCCCTTCCTGATGGGCGAGCATGTCTGGATGGATTCTGACAAGCTGGATATTGATGACGAGGTTGGCGAAGTGCTGAAACACGGAACGCTGTCCATCGGCTTTATCGGTTTGGCGGAGACCCTGAAAGCGCTGACCGGTGAGCATCATGGGGAAAGTGAAGCCGCGCAGGAGCTTGGACTGAGGATCATCGGTGACATTCGCAGATACTGCGATAATGCGAGCAAAATCTATGGGATGAATGTGACCTGTCTGGCTACGCCTGCCGAAAGTCTGTCCGGACGATTTGTTCGAATGGATAAGGAACGCTACGGTATCATCCCCGGAGTAACGGACAGGGACTTCTATACCAACAGCTTCCACATTCCCGTATATCATCCGGTGAACGCTTTCCGCAAAATCGAACTGGAAGCCCCCTACCACGCTCTGACCAATGCCGGACATATTTCCTATGTGGAACTCGATGGTGATCCGAGCAAAAACATCGAAGCTTTCGAAAGGATTATCCGCCACATGAAGGAAAGCGGAATTGGCTATGGAAGCATCAATCACCCCGTTGACAGGGATCCGGAATGTGGATTCAACGGCATTATCGGCGATGTGTGCCCCTGCTGCGGACGGCGAGAGCATGAAAAACTGATTACTGAGATTGTGAGGAGGAACGTATGAACCTGAATGTGAATTGCAACGGTTATCCCGTGATGGGTGATGAGGAGGTAAAAGAATACCTCAAGCAGGGTCAGGAGAAATTCGGCAGTATGCTGGAAGGAATGGACATCGAACTTCTGAACGAAGAAGAGGTAAAGATCACTTATCATGTGATGTCCGCACATCCGTTTGAACGCGTTCGCCGCATTACCGGTTATCTGGTTGGCACACTGGACAAGTGGAACAACGCCAAGCGCGCAGAGGAAAAGGAGCGTGTGAAGCATGACTCCTGACCAGGAAGAAAAACGAACGCCCGATCAGTGGAAGGATTACGGTGATTGCAGTATTTGCAGGAGGAAGAATTATTGCAAAAAGACATGTTCCAAACGCAAGAAGTTCAAGCAAATCTGGGCACAGCTGCTGAGAAAGCAACTCATGGGCAAGGAATAATCCGAATCGCCGGAATGGAAGAAGTATCGATCGTGGATGGCCCTGGAGTGAGGACGGTGATCTTCACCCAGGGCTGTCCTCATTTTTGTGAGGGGTGTCATAATCCTTCTACCCACAGTGAGAATGGCGGAAGTGAAGCGGATATTCGCAGCATCATCAATTCGATCTGGAGAAATCGGCACTATCTGAACGGCATTACACTGTCCGGAGGCGAACCGTTCATGCAGGCCGAAGCCTGTGCGCAAATTGCCAAAGCGGCTAAGGATATGGGGCTTAACGTGTGGTGTTATACAGGCTTCACTTATGAATCGCTGGAAATTCTTGGCATGATGGACGAAGCGGTTCGGGAACTGCTGGGACAGATTGACGTGCTGGTGGACGGGCCTTTTGAGAAACGACTACGGACGCTGGATCTCCCGTTTCGAGGGAGCAGTAATCAGCGACTGATCGACATACCCAAAAGCATTTCTGAGGGTAGGGCTATACTGTATGAGGAGGGCGCTTATGGCGAAGAAGCAAAACATGGAGCTGGAGTATTTGCGTCAGCATCGATGGGGTATTGTGATCGACGGTGAGCTTTATAAGGAATTCGCCAGCTTTGACGAGGCTGCGGATGAATTTGAAGCCATGGGCGGCGTATTTCCGGAAGCGAAAAAGTAAGGATTGAAAAAAAAGGAGAAATGAAGATGAATAAGAAGTTTGAGTTCACTGGCGAAACCATGGTGGATCTTTTCGGTCGTACTCTGAAGCGCATCCGTGCCCTTGTGAAAATTGAGTGCGGTATCTTTACCGTCAACCCAGGCGACCTTGGTGGTTGGCTTGAGAAGGAAGAGAACCTCTCGTCCGTAGGCAATGCGTGGGTCTGCGACGATGCGTGGGTCTGCGACGATGCGAGGGTCTACGGCAATGCGTGGGTCTACGGCAATGCGTGGGTCTACGGCAATGCGTGGGTCTACGGCAATGCGTG